TGATGTTGGCACTAGCACGCCATTGCCGGTGACTTCTGTTCCGTCCAGTTCACCCACGGCTGTCCAGAGCACTAACAATATCACTCCGACCGATTGTAGTGGTTCTATCGCTGTCGCAGCCACCGCTCAGAATGCATTTACAGCTAGTGCTACTCGGCGGGGCTTCACCATTGTGAATAACGACGTGACCGAACCGTTGTGGATCGCTTTTAATGGTACTGCGACTATTGGTGGTGTCGGCTCATACCCATTGGCTGCTGGTGCGAGTGGCAGCTTTGCTGGTGCTGGGTCATTCACTAGCCCGGTTGGTTTCGGTATGAACACAGCTTTGTCGGTTATTGCCACTACAGGTTCTCATAAGTATACTTGCACGTGGTGGTGAAATGCTAACACGGAGAGGGTTCTTAGCTGGCATTTCATCGGTTGCGTTAATTAATCCAGCTCTCGCGAATTTCAATTCGTGCTCTGGATTTTGTAACGTTCCTAGTGTCTTTTGGTTGCCTCTCTCAGATAGCATCGGTCAAGCACTGATCGATTTTAATTTTGAAGCTAATCAATTTTGGTTTAACGGAACTAGATATTCGACATTTGCTGCTGCTATTGCTGCTGTTGGTGCTGGCTCAGATAATGGTGATGGCACTTATACAATTGGCCCAGTGAGCAATCAACCCTTTGCTGGTTATAATACAGTAGAGGGCACTGTTGTTTGTGAATATTTTAAAGCAGGTTCAACCGCTAGTGTATTCGCGTGGACTATTCAAAATCCTGCTGATAATACCAATTCGTGGCGGTTGCTAGCTCAAAATGGTGGTGGCGCTCGCCAACATGACGTGACACGAGCGTCTGCTGCTCAATATACAGCGACTACGTTCTTACAAACCAATTTCCGTTGTCGTTCTGTAGACGTTATGAAGCTCAATGATTTTTCAGTCCATGAGGAAAGCAACTACGCTAACAACGCTACAACAGGTAATGTGTCTGCCGCTGCGACTTCAGTCTCAGCTCAGCTAGGCCATCGCAACGGTGCTAATAAGCTGGATGGTACGATTTATCGTTGGGTGTATTTCCCTCGTGCTGTCAGTTGGGAAGATCGCGCTAAGCTAGCTTGTAGAAATACAGACAGAATTACCGGAGCCACTACTTATTTTAATGACGACCGATCGATTGTGATCAATGGTGAAGTGTGGGCAGGACAAGTTTCTAACGTCGGCTCAATTGAAGTCAAGAGAAATAACAAAGGTCCTTATATTTTATCTAATCGATTGCAATTAGATGATCATAATAACCCATCGTTTTTACGACGTTCATCTGATGGTCGCATCATAGCCCAGTATTCAAAACATGCGGCTGATGCTACGTTCTATCAGAGGATTTCGACTAACCCTGACGACATGACGTCATGGGGCGCTCAAGTTGATCTTGGAACGTCAATTGGCGCTACGCTGTATGCCTACGCTAATTTAATTGAAATTACAGATGGTATTTTTACATTTCCTCGTGCCCAAGCCAGCGGGGATACTTTTTATACTTGGGGCTATACTAAATCCACTGATCAGGGAGCGACATGGGCCCCATGGACTAAGTTGTTTAATGAGCCTAATCAGCGATCTTACTCGCGCTACCGCAAGCGCGCTGCTAATCGCATTAATATTTTTTGTAATGACGGTCATCCGGGGGAATATATCCCGGGTCAGAATTCAACATATCATCTGTTCTACGATGCTGGCTCGTTTAAAAAGACCGATGGTACTGCGCTAGGTGCTCCACCTTATAGACCGTCTGCAATCTTAACCAAGGTTTATGATGCCGTTCAAACTGGTGTGTCATCTTGGATATTAGACGCATCTTTAAACGCTGACGTAAATCCGGCTTGTGTGTTTGGCACTTTCCCTGTGCCGTCACTCGATCACCGTTATAATTACGGCCGCTGGAATGGCTCCTCTTGGGTAGTGACTGAGATTTGCCCGGCTGGTGGAACGATGTATGTGGTTGGTCAGGAAGATCAGCCGTACTATATCGGAGGAGCGTGTATCGATCAGGATAACCCCAACATTGTTTATCTGTCGCGTGAATTTGGGACTGGTGGCCCACACCGCAATGGCGGTTGGTTTCAGCTATTTAAAGCTGTGACTGCTGACAATGGAGCCACTTGGACGCTAACTCAGCTCACGTTCGAAGGAACTGACCACTACCGCCCATATAAGCCGGCCGGAGCCAACGTTATTACTTTTTTCAAAGGTTCTTATACGATTTACACCAATTACGCTTCAGAAATCGCGTTCATGAATGTATGATAGAGGTTGCGCTCGATTGACTTTGAATACCGTCGGTTAGTATACAAATTTTTAAAGTTCCATATCTTCTCCTGATTGCATCTTAAATCAATTTGGAGAAAAGCCGTGAAGAACATGCTAGTCCCAATCGTATTATTAGTGATCTTAATTTGTGGGCATTCGGATGCTCAATGGAATAAGTGTGACTCAGGTTTCTGTTCGCTAGCTTCTATTGGCAGTAGTGGGGCATTTACCACATTCGCTCCTGCTACGCTGTCGAACGCTACATTGAGCAATGGCAATCTCACTGCAACACGCACTAATACTTCAACTGGTGGCGCTGCGTCAACTTCATACAAATCTTCTGGTAAATATTGCTTTACTGTCACAGTAGGCAGCTCAACAGCTAACACTGACTTTATCGGCACTCAAGATAATACTACTGGGTACCCCGCTGAAACTAACGGTTCACCCGGCAACTACGCTGGATATTGGGTTAAAAACAATCAGATTTTACTTTCTGGCGGTAGCCAAGGAGCTCTACAAGCTGTTCCTGTATCTGGCAATAAAATAAATGTTGCTGTTGATATTGGCAATCTGCGCTGTTGGTATCAACTTTCTAATCCAACCGCTGGTAACTGGAATAATGATGCTAGTGCCAATCCAGCTACAAACACTAATGGTAAGGTTTGTTTAGCTAACGTAGCTCCTGTAGTGGCATTCAGTTCGATTGGTTCTCCAACAGTCGGAGATAATTTTACGGCTGATTTTAGCTCTACTGCGTGCAGTGGTCAATTACCTAGCGGATTTACAGCAGGTTGGCCTCAATGAGTGATATCGAATTCAACGAAAAAATGTCCTTTCTGTTATTTGAAAGCGCTCGCTGGAAGATATTGTATGGCGGTCGTGGTGCTGGCAAGTCTGAGGGCATCGCTATTGCCCTCATTTTGCTTTCTAGAACCAAGTGTTTGCGCATTCTGTGTGCTCGTGAAATTCAAAATTCCATTGATGAGAGCGTTAAACATACTATTGAAGCTAATATCATTTCAATGGGTATGGAAGATGAGTTTACGATTACAAATAAGCAAATTATAAACAAGAAAACAGGTTCTCGTTTCTTCTTCATGGGTTTGCGATATAATATCAATAAAGTCAAGTCTCTTGGTCGTATCGATATTTGCTGGATTGAAGAAGCTGATAAAACGTCCAAGACGACGCTAGACAAGTTATCGCCAACTATTCGTGGTCGCTCAGGTTTCGAGCAAGACAGAGGTGGTCCATTTGGCGTTGGTCCTGAAATCTGGATTAGCTTTAACCCTGACTTAGAAGATGATGAGATTTATAAGCGTTTTGTTATCGAAAAAGATAAATACGCTCCTGATTACGTGACGGATGAGATCACAGGCGAAAAAATTCGCTATGCTATTGTCTGTAAAATTAATTATTGGGACAATAAATGGTTTCCTCCTGATCTGCGGATGGAAATGAATGTCACCAAGAAAGCGAGCGAGACTAAATATCTTGAAGTGTGGGAAGGCAATACTAAGCTTGTTTTAGAAGGCGCTATTTATGCTGACGAGCTTCGAGAGGTTATCAAGTCAGGTAGACGCGGGAAAGTGCCTTATGATCCTAGCAAGCCTGTTTATACGTTCTGGGACTTAGGCCATTCCGATAAAACTGCTATTTGGTTTGTGCAGCGAGTGGGTTTGGAATTTAATATCATCAATTTCTATCAGAATAATTTAAAAAAGATTGGGCACTATATCGAACATATGCAGAGCTTAGGCTATGTCTATGGCACGGTCTACCAACCTCACGATGCTGATAATGAAACGCTAGCGTCAAGGTCTATCGCTAGTCTTACTCGCGCGGCTGGTTATAAAGTTATTGTTGTTCCTAGGCCAGCGCGAAAGATTTTAGGCATTAATGCCGCTCGTACAGTCATGCCGTTGTGTAACTTTGATGAGGAAAACACATCTGAGGGCTGGCAGTGTTTATCGCGCTATGCTTATGAAGTAGATGAAGAAAAGGGCACATTTAGCCGTGAACCAGAACACGACACTCCGTGGAGCCATGGAGCAGACGCGTTTCAAACATTTGCCTTGTCTTTGAAAACAGAGCAAGATATTAAAAAGCCACCTAAGCGCGAACGTCCGGTGTTTACTCCTCAGCGTCCTAACTCTTGGATGGGTCATATTTAAAATGCTAATTTTAATATACTACTATGTGATCTTTGATTATTACTTTGGATTTTCAAAATGGCATTAGACCTCCCTGACGAGTGGCTTAGTGGTGATGAAAAAATTGTCATGGAGGCGAAACGTCGTTTCCGTGCTTGTGAGGAATGGGAAGCCACTGCGCGAACGAATTTTGATTATGATTATAAATTTGCGAATGGCGATAGTTTAAATAATTATCAATGGGATAGTTGGGTTGTCGGTGATCGTATTGATAATCAAAGGCCATGTCTCACTATTAACAAGACTATGCAGCATTGCCTACAAATTATCAACGATGGTAAGCAAAATAAACCCGGAGTTATCATTCGTCCTGTTGGTGAGACTGCCTCTTATGAGGCTGCTCAAATTTTTCAGGAAGTTGTCAGGCATATTGAATATATTTCAAATGCTGAAAATGTCTATGATAAAGCCTCTGAATTTCAGGTCATCGGAGGTATTGGTTATTGGAGAGTTGTCACTGACTATTTAGATGACGGCGGTGTTGATCCGTTGACAATGTTTTCTCAGGAGATTTACATCAAGCCGATTAAAGACCCTCGCTCTGTCTATCTTGATCCTGATATCAACGAAACTGATGGGTCTGATGCTAATTT